TGAAATACAAGATGCTGGTTTTGATTTGATATCTGAAATACAAAGACAAGTTGCTGAAAGATTTGCAAAAGACGAAGGTGCATCTGCTATCAATGGCGACGGAATAACTGGAATGTCTGGTATCCTAAATGATTCAAGAATCGGATTTATTAAAAGCGGTAGCAATACTGGTCTAACTTTTGATGCTTTAATTGATGCCACTGGCGAGATTGAATCTTTCTACGAGCCGATTTATGCTTTCAATCGCAAAACTCTTGCTAAAATCCGTAAATTAAAAGACGAGGCTGGTCATTATATCTGGCAAGCTGGTAACTTAGGTGCTGGTATTCCTAACCAGATAAATGGTTTTAAGTATGTTATTTTGCCTGATATGCCTGATGTTGCTACTGGGACTTTCCCAATTTTGTTTGGTGATTTTAGGCAATATAAAATCGGTGATAGAAGAAGCTTAAATGTTATCATTGATGATAAGACTCTTGCTGATTCTGACCAAATTAGATATGTATTTAGCAAAAGAGTTGGCGGTGCTTTAATGCAACCAGCTTTTGTTAAAATAAAAATAGAACAATAATAAAAAGGAGTTATAAAAATGTTTGATTCAAAAACAATTAAAAAATCAATATTCGCTATAAATCCAGTTGCTATATCATCAAATGGTACTACTGCTGGTAATGTGATTGATTTAGTAAATTTTAATAGCTTGACTATTGATTTATTTGTTGGAGCTAGAACTGATGGAACTTTTACTCCGTTAGTACAACACTCTGATAATGGCACTGATTTTGTTGATGTTGCTGATGATTTTCTTATTGAAACTGAAACTGCAACTGCAATATCTACTGCAAATACAATCAAGTCTATTGGTTATAATGGTGGCAAAAGATATGTAAAAGTATCTATTGTTGCAACTGCGATAACTACTGGAGCTACTGCTGGAGCTACTGCTGGAGCTGTAGCTGTTCTAGGACACCCTACTTATGCACCTGTTGCTTAGTTAAATGGGAGGGTTAAAAGCCCTCCCAAAAAAGGAGAAAATTATGAATATTAAGATGTTAAAAACAATAACTGCATCAAAAGATAAAAATGGAACTCATATAAAAGAATATATTGAGGGTCAGGAATACGAAGTATTTGATGAATTAAAACAAATCTTTTTGCAAGAAGGTTGGGCTATTGAATTAAGAGATAGTAATATAGAATTGCAAGAAATTGAGACACAAGAATTGCAAGAAATTGAGACACAAGAATTGCAAGAAATTGAGACACAAGAATTGCAAGAAATTGAGACACAAGAATTGCAAGAAATTGAGACACAAGAATTGCAAGAAATTGAGACACAAGATGTAAAGTTTAAAAAACAAAAAGATAATAAAAAAACAAGCAAGGAAAATAAGAAGACAAGTGAGTAATATTGAATATATACTAATAACACCTGCTAATATTGAGCCATTGACTTTGAATGAAGTAAAAACACATTTAAGGCTTGATGGCAATAGTAGTTTTGATAGTCAATTAACTAATCTTATTAAAGTTGCAAGAGAATATTGCGAGCAGATAACTGGTAGAGATTTAATTAATAAGACTTATAGAGCATTACTAAATTGTATGCCAAAAAAATTAAAAATACAAAAATCAAAACTACAATCAATAATTTCTATAAAATATTACAGCGAAGGTATATTACAGACATTGCATAGCAATGAATATTATATTACTCAATCAAATGATTATGCATTATTGATTATTAATAATGATTTAGAATTAAAACTAGATGATAGAGAGCAAGTTATAAATATTGATTTTGTTGCTGGTTATGGTGCAACAGCTGATAATATACCGCAGGGAATTAAGCAAGCGATGTTATCTTATATAACATATTTATTTGAAAATGCTGGCGATTGTAATGATGTGGGACAATTTGAAAGTTTATTCACAAATTATAAAATTGCTGAAAATGTTTTATTTTTTGTATGAAATGTCAATCAATTAGAAAAAACAATAAAAAGATTTGTATTGCTGATTTTGATAAAAAAATTAAAATACAATCTTATTCATTAAAGCTTTCTAATGTTGCCGATGCTGAAATAAATTTTGTTGATATTGCAGAAGTGTGGGCTTTCATTAAAACTAGAAATAATGCTAATTTTATTGCAAGTGTCAATACAGATGAAACAATAACTATTGAATTTTATACAAGATATATTAATGTTGATTTTGATAAACAAATATTTATTGAATATGAAGGCAAAAGATTTAAAATTAATTCAATAGAGAATATTGACAAAGATGATAAGATAATAATTTTTAGAGCAACAGAAAGAGGAAACAAAGATTTAAATGCCAATAGAATTTAAAGTATATATTGCCAAAGAAAGTCTTGATAATATTAAGAATTTGACTATTATTCCGCAACAGTTTCAAAAAGATGTTAGAAATGCGAATTATTTAATTGGTAGTCATTTAGTAAAATGGTTAAAAGATGATATGAAAAAACCAAAGAGTGGTAGGATTTATAAAAGTTATTTTGGAGTTGGTGGTAGATTGAAAAAAGCAAAATTAGTTCGTGCATCGTCAAAAGATGAAACTCCTGCTGTTAGAACTGGAGCTTTTAGAAAATCTATTAACTTTTATGTTAGAGGCAATAATAGATTGGAGTTTGGGAGTGGTGAGGGAAGTGCCATTAATTATGCAAAAGTTTTAGAATTTGGAAGTAGCAAGATGGATGCAAGAAAGCCATTGCAAAGAGCTAATGAAAATAACGAAGATAAAATAAAGCAAATAGCTAATAATGTATTAAAAAAATTAAATAATTATTATAAATGATTGGCGGACAGATACAAAATAGATTAAAACAAGTTTTAAGTAAATATACTAGTGATTTTAGCGAATTAAAATCTGTCACACTAAATAGTCAAAATAATGTTATTACTGTAAATTGTGCTACACACGGCTTGAATACTAATGATTATGTTGTTGTTAGCGGAGCTAAAAGAAGTGTTGATATATCTTCAATAGTAAAAGTTGGCAATGAAGTTAAAATAACTACAATACAAGAACACGATATAATTGACGATTATATTGAAGTTATAAATACAACAAATTATAACGGCTCTTATAAAGTTGAAGTTATTGATTGGAATAATATCAAATTCAATAAAGTGGGTAATTTTGCTAATGAAAATTCTGGCAAGTTATTATTAACTGACTATAATGGCTTTAATGGATTTAAGAAAATAACTAAGATTGATAATGATAATTTTAGTTATATTAGTGATTTTAATGTTTATGGTAGTAGTAATGCTGTTATATCAATCGGTTCAAGAATACAACACATTGGAAGCTCTGATAGAGCAATAAATTTTTTCAAAAATGAAAATTTATACGAGTCAAAACCTTGGCTTTTTATTATTGTCGGTGATGAAAATATAGAAAGTCAAGGCTCTGCATTAACTACTGATAATATTAGTTATCAAGGGCAAGATTATTATTATAGAAGTATTTTAGAATTTTCTTTATTTGTTGCTATACCGACCGCTAATTCATCTTATGCTGGTATAGAGTCTGATAAGGCAAGAAGTTATATAATGCCAATTTTAAAATCTATTGGTAATTACAGATTTATTAGTAATTTAACACAACAAAAATATCAACCGTGTGTTTACAATGGTAATGCGACTGATGAATATCAATCTGCTTATTATGTGCATAGATTTGATTTTCTAGTTGCTGGTGAATTACAAATAAAAGACACTATTGACGAAATGGTTTATGCCGTGCCGTTGAAAGAAATTAATCTATTAAGCGAATTAGAAACAAATGTCAAATATTAAAATCAAATTTAATCAAGATTTAAAAACTCCATTCGGTTTATTTGCCAAAAATCAAGAAATTGAAATTGATGCAAAGGATGGAGTTGCTTTGCAACACTTTTGGCGGAACAGAATAAGAGATGCTGAAATTGATAATGCAATTAAAATTATTAGCAATGAAATTGATAATCAAAGTGAAATTATTAGCAATGAAATTGATAATCAAAGTGAAATTATTAACAATAAAAAAAATAAAAAATAATGTCTGAATATCCTAAAATTTCTGTAAATATAGTTGGTGGTAAAACCCCAATTGCTCTTGATGAAAGATCAATATTGATTGTCGGTCAAAAGACTAGCTCTGGAACTGCGACAAGTGGCGAGTTAAAATCTAGTTTATTGACTGCTACTGATTTTAATAATTATTTTGGTAAAAATTCTCAATTAGCTATTGCTGGTAGATCGCTTATAGAAGAATTATCAATATCACAAAAAAGACCAAAGATAAATGCAATCGGTTTATCTGATTCTGCGAGCGGTAATTTTGCTACTGGCTCTGTTGCTTTTAGTGGAACTGCTACCGAAGCTGGAACTATTAAAGTTTATATTGATAGTTTAAATAACGGTAAATATGAAATTGCCGTTGCTAATGGTGATACTGCTAGCACAATAGGTGGAAAATTAGAAGCCCTAATAACTGCCAATTTATTTAGCCCTGTATCTGCCATCAATACTACTGGTTCAGTTGCATTAACCGCAATAAATAAAGGAGTTATAGGTAATAACATTGGCATTAAATATGATGGTGTTATTGCTGGTATAACAACTACAATAACTGCAATGACAAATGGCTCTGGCACTCCTTCATTAACTGGTTTATTTGATGTTATTGCAAGCC